CAGCCCGTTCTTGGTGTACTTTTCACGCCAATCATCTGCCCAACCTTCGCCATACATAGCGCGGAATGCATTGTTGGTGAATGTAAAGCAATCGTTCACATGCCATTGAAACGGTACATCACGCATTTCGCGGATGTATTCATTAAGTGCGTCTAAATCAGGCTTCGCCATCTTTCACTTCACGCCCCCAGACAATCTGTTTGTCTTGCAATTGCGTAGTCCAATCAAAGAATGTGTCACTACCCGTCAAGCCCTTTGCAGTTCTGACCGCTGCATGGCTTTCCCGCGTATATCTCCGCACGTTGGCGCGTTCCAAGGCAATTAGGCGGCTTTCCACAGTCAAGCTAATCGTTGACGTTTCGCCAGCGTCTTGGATCGTCATTTTATCCATGTAGCCACTGAAAATTTCTACCGTGTTGCTACCCACGCCCCAATAGATCGTCACAAGTCGGCCTTGGTATTCTTCGGTTAACGCATAAGACACGATTGTGCTATCCAAACCGTTCAGCGTTAGTGTAGTGCCACGCGCAGATAGGTCTGACACTTCTTCTAAGCCGTCTATAGTAAGCAAATTGCCTGTGCCTGTGTATGTTTGGCTACTTATCGTTTTGTCGCCGTAGCCCGTCCACAGACGCATGTTGCCACTGTCAAACGCCAGATCAACTGCGTAGAAAACTTCAATTTCATCGCCATCAAGCGCGGTAAGTAATGCCGCTGGAACTGTTCTACTCATATCGCTTCAAACGCTCCGAATGTTAGACCGTAAATGCTGGCCTCATTGATTGACCAGCTTTGCTGATTGCTTGCTAGTCTAAATGTACCTGATGCACTGGTCAAATCCGCTGTAGCTGATGACGCTGCATCGCGTAGCGCAGGCCATATCTCAAGTGTGCCGCTGCCGCTTTGATCTTCCAGAACCTTGTACAAGCGTGTGCTAGTTCCAGTGCCAAGTGAAAAGTAATCGCCAGCTTTTAGTGTGCCTGTCATCGCCACAGTTACGCTGCGATCCCCAGCTGAGCCTGTAATAGTTGCAGAAGTCGCTGTGCCGCGCGCAGAGCATCCCAATGGGTCATTTAGCAAGAATGTACCGAACTGACCGCGTAGGCTGATTAGGAAGGCGATCCACTGCTCTGCGTCTGATCTGCGCATTGGCTTCAAGGTGATGTCAGCTTGCCACGCCTCACCTGCATAAGCGTGTGCTTGGCCCTTTAGCGTAAAAGGTGACTGACTGTAGGCGACTGTATTTACCGCCCTCAGTTCAATCTGCCTAATAGCGTCCGTCTGCGGCAGGGATAAAGGATAAGTGATAGCCATTATGCAAACGCCCTTCCATATGAACCGCCACGCCGTTTCGCATCTGCGACTGCCGTTTTCGCGCTTTCCGCAATCTGTGGCATCAGTGACTTGATTTCAGTGCGCACGGTTTGTTGTACGCCTGTTGATACGTTGATGGTTTGGTTTACGACTACCTGACCGCCGCCTGACATTGCAGCCTTAGTTTGTGGCACACTCAAGATGCGACCAGCCGTCTGTGGCACAAACAACTCACGCCCATGCTCACCTACCGTGTAAGCCTGACCAGCCTGCACTGGGCCACCTGATGCACGACCACCACCGCCGCCACCTGTGGGCGCAGGGGATACGCCAAAGAAGCCCATCGCAGCGTTGACCATGCGTTGGACGACAAGAACACGGAATAACTCTTTAATCACCGCGCGCGCTGTGCTTTTCAGCGTGTCCTCGAAACTTTCAGCACCATCTAGGGCTGACATAAATACGTCCTCAAAAGACTGTTCTAATGTGCCTGCGATGCTATCTAGGTCATCCATCGCTGACCCCATGATAATCAATTCTTGCGTAGCCTTCTGGATTTCTGTCGCGCCTGGAATTCCTAGTGGGTCTCTGTCTGGCGGTGGCGTTCCTGTGGTTTGCCCTGTATCAACCTCGACCCTCAAGGTTGAACCGCTATCTGAAGCATTGATTGCCTTCTTAGCTTCCTCAAGGGCATATGCTGTAGTTTCAATTTGACGAGATAACTCTTGTATCTCCTCTTGCTTTTTCCCAATGGCCCTAAGATTTCGCTTATCCCAGTCATTCATATCCGCTAAATCATCAGGCAGACCATCAAAGAGGCGCTCAACCTCTCTCTGTAAAGCACCTCTTTCTGCTCGAAGGCTACCAAGTTGATCGGTCAATTCGTTGACAGTCTCCATATCAACGATACTCTCAGGCTCCCCTTGACCTGTCAGATTATTGTAAGCATCTGCCATAGTGTTAAAAACAGAAGCGCCAGCCGCAGCCAACCCAATCATTTTTTCCAAAGCAGGCGCACCGTATTGCTCAACCCAATTTGCTAATATCCCAAGCTCCTCTGTCACGTTAAACAAAGCGGTGGCAAGTGCTGTGTCTAGTTGGTCAGATAGTTCTTGCGATCTATTACGCAACTCTGTCATTCGCGTAATTGTTTCCTGATCCATAATCCGACCAGCTTGCTCTGCCTGCTCACCCAAGACGCGCAAGCCTTCTGAGTTGTCTTTCAATAATGGCAAGAGCGCAGTTGCATCAGAGGCCATAGCCTCAAGATAAAACGTAAAGTCTTGCTGTGACGCACCAGCATCTTCCAGCGTCTTAACGAATAAGCCCAACGCCTCTGGGCCACTTAGACCCCTGAAGTTTTCCGCAGTGACACCAACTAAGGGCGCAACATTCTCGAAAAAGTCCTTCATTGGCCCGCCACCAGTGGCAAGGAAGTCACCCACCCTGTCGGTCATATCCTTCAGGATGTCTGATGCTTTGTCTTGCTCAATGCCAACAGTGCGCGCAGCCGCAGCAAATTTCTGAAACTCTGTAGTGGATGCATTTGCCACTTGGCTAAGTTGTCCGATTTGAACAGCCATATCTGCCGCTTGTGAAATTCTCTGCACCGTGAATACGCCAGCAATTAAAGGCGCAAGTTTCCTCGCCGCGCTGCCCAGAGCGTCAAAGGCACGACCAGTTTTTCCAAGGCTCTTCTGTGACTGCTTAGCAAAACGCTCGACCCTACGTTGTGATCGCTCCATTGCCTGCGTGAACTCTTTGTCACGCGCTGCGAGGATGATGTTAAGCTGCTCTGCGTTGATTGCCATCTACTCGCTCCACAAGTTGCTTGTACTGTTCCTTGGTCATAGCTTCCGACCCAACTTTCTTAGGCGAGTGTGCATCAGACCAACCTTGGAACACAAGCCATGTATCTTTCGGGATCATATCACGGATTTCTTCAGGTTTTAACCCTGCAACGATCCCGTTCTTGATCATGCCCCGGACACCAAGCCTTCTTGGGGTGTGTCCGTCATCTTTTTTTTTACTTCCAGCTGCTCACCTACGTCAGGCATAAACGCAATACCAACTACGGCCTGCGCGATTTGATAAAAGCGCAGCAATTCCTCTGGGGTAGATTTTGCGATCACTTCGTCAGCTTCGTGGTCTTTCATGCCACCGCCAACTAACCCAAGGGCCAGAATGTCTTTGACTTCTCTGCTCGTCGGTTTCTTACCGCGCTCAAAGAAGCCCTCCCATAATTCAAAGATGCCACGATGTTTATCTTCAAAGCGTTCAATCTCACGATTGCGTAGCCTGAAAACATAAGAGGTGTCGCCGATGTACTCAGCAACACCCCCACGCGGCGCTTCAGCCGTAATAGTCATATTATGCCGCCGTGAATGTTACTGTGCCTGTGCTTTCCAATGACAGGGAGTAAGTCACGCCGCCCTCTGTTTCGCCACCAAATTCAACAGATGCAATGCGGAATGCACCAGCATATGTGCCGAAATCAGGAACGACGATCTGGAAATTGCATGAGTTATCGTTTTGCATTGCGACAGTATTCATGCGCGCCTCTGCTGTGCTGTCCTCAAAGAAGCCATCCCCTGAGACAGATACGTTTTTTAGGCCAGCAAGTGTTTCAGTCCAAAGCGCACCTTCTGGTGTTGTGCAGTCTGGTGTTGTTACATCAATGCTAGAATTGTTGATTGTCAGAGACTTTGAGTTCAAACCGCAAAGGTTTGCAAATGTTTCTGATGCTTCGCCGTCACCGATCTTCACCAGCAGGGCGCGTCCAAGTTGTTTAGCCATGATCGGCCTCCTTTGTTGTGCGCTTGCCCAGAGCGCGGAGTTTAGGCGGTATCAAGCATCGCTTGAAGTGAAATGACAGCCGTATAACCGCGCCCATCATTATCTCTTGTCGCATAAAATGCCTCAAATATCAATTCCACTAGGGTATACCCTGTCACTGTGACGGATGCCTCTTGGCGATGCAATGCTGCCTTTACCGCCTCTGCAATCTGCGCTGCCTCAACACGACCCGATGGGCTGCGCGAGTGCGCTTCTAGTGAAATATCTACCAAAGCACCTTGTGCTGTGTCTGTGTCAAAAGCGTTAGCCTGTATCGTATTAAAGCGCAAATATGGGAACACAACGTCTTGCGGTGGCTCATCATAAATACGCGACGATACCAATGTAGCCACACCGCTATTTGCCGCGAGTGCTGCGCGAATGCCCTTCTGTAATGCGAGTGTGTATCCGTCCGCCATTACTTCATCACCTGCTTTAGAGCCTTATCAAGGTTACGCTTTACCGATCTTGTGTGCCGTTTACCTATCAACAGCTTCACAGTCTCAATAAAATGATAACCACTTGTCTGCCCAGTTGAAGCGACAGTGCCACGCAATCTTGTTCCAGTACCTACGCGACCTGTTTGGCGACCATAGTTCACTGCGCCAACCTTCAACGCTCTTTCTTTAGTGCCATCAACAAAGTTCACAAATGCGAAAATGCCTTGCTTACCCTTATAAAAATTCCATTCAATCCCATCACGCAAATCACCAGTATCAACAGGCACAATAGACTTAGCCTTACGCGCACCGTACTTTGCAGAGTTTATCATGCTCTTTTGCAATGATGCAGTCGCCGCCTCTGGCAGATCGGATATTTGCTTCATCAGCTTTTTATTGCCAGTAATTCGTGCATTAAACTTCATGACGCGACACCTTTCTCAAGAACAAACTCAAGCAATGTGTTTTTTGCATCAACTTGGATCACATTCCTGATTGCCCAAGTGATGCCGCGCGCTGATACGCGATCCGCAGCCGTAATTGTTTGCACTGTGCTATCTGATCGAACACGAAGGGTTGCAGCGTTTACATCCTGAAGCGCACCGCCAGCAATTTTCTCTTTGCCCTTTTGCTCACGCAGGTCGCCGTAACGTGTGGTTAGGTTTGTCCAGCCAGAATAAACATTTCCGTAATCGTCAACCGCACCTTCAGTCATACGCTGAAAGGTTACACGCTCACGCATTAAGCCAGCCTTAACCATACCAACACTGCCTGTTAATATTCAGCAATTCCATAAAGCCAAATGGAATGTCGCTTAACTCATCCATCTGCGTGTTCTCGCGATTATCGTACCAGTGTCCTATCAAAAGCATCAAAGCATGGCGCACTGTTTCAGGAACATCAGAAGGATTGTCGCCAAAGCCAATCTCATACTCTATCTTTATCGCATCACTACGCCGTTGCGTGGTAGGCCAAGAGTAGTTTGTTTTGGGCGAAATAGTTGTGTAGCTTTCTGTCCCAAAAATATCATAGTTGTTATAATCGTCTAACTGAAGAACGCCGTCTTCATCGTAGTATCTTATTGCGGTAACACCCTGAACTGGCCCCAGCAATAATTTCACTTCTTTGGGCGGGTTCGCAGCAATCCACTGTCCCCACTTCTGGGTGATCATTGCCTGACCCAAAACGCCCTTAACGTCTGTATAAGCTATGGCAACGTTAATAAGGCGGTTAATTAGCAAATCCTCGTCAGTATGCTCTACACGCAACTGATCCTTCACCTCATTCAAAGAAATAGGTTTCTTTAATGGTGCATCGACCAACTCAAGTGTGTGATGACATGACAGAGGCTTTGCCATTGCTTTATTCCTTCACGGCTTTGCGTGTCGCTGTCTTGCGGACTGCCTTTTCAATCTTTGGTGCTTCAATCGCTTCAGCTATGCCAGCCTCAATATAACGCTTGGCCTCTGCTGCATTGCAATCAATCTCATCGCCTGCATTGTGCGAAAAGTTAATGCCAGCCATTGATGTTAGAAGTCTTACTTTTGGCATTTCATATCTCCAAGTTGGAAGGTGGGGCTTACTCGCCCCACCCTAAGTCTTATGATGCTGCTGTAATCAAGTGCTTGATCGCCGCAGTGTTTGTTAGAACACCGTCAAAGCGGATGTAGCCCAAGATGCCAAAGTCAGGTGCAAAACGCTCACGCGCAACGTATAGGCTTGGTGCGCCTACTTTGCGAACGTAGAACTTAGACATATCGCCGAACAACATGACTTTCTTAGCTGCTGCCAAGCTGTCCATGTCTTGGTTTACAACAACGTTGTATCCCAACAATGTCTGTGGAACGCCTGCTTGGTAGTTACCCATTTGCCATAGGTAGTTGCCGTTGCCGTCTTTCAGCTTACGAACCGCAGCTAATGTGCTGTCGTTCATCATGATAGCTGAGTTTGGTGACGCACGGTAAGCTGGGTCAACTGAGTGGATCAAGTCAATGATTTCATCCGCTGTAATCGCACCTGTCGCCGCTGCTGTCACGCCAGCCGCAGAGTTAGTTACGATACCTTCAACGTCAGAAGAACCTGAACCTGTTGTCAGCTTGCTGTTTGCGATGCGACCTAGACGCTCACCTAACAATTCACCCAATAGGCTTTCCATGTTCAAAACGCTGTCCATGTTAAGCTCTGCTGACCAGCGAACCCACTCAGAGTTAAACGCATATGCGTTCAATGTTTTCTGTGCGAATGTCGCGTCTTTACCACCATCATCAGTTGGCTGTGTGCCTTCTGTGTGTGCTTCAGCAGTTACAGTTGTATCGTCAACTGTTGGGATGTTGAAGGTGTTACCCGCTGTTGTGTTGATCGTTGTGAAATACTGATCACCATACATTGGGCCAGAAGCAATCATTGATTTTTCAATGAATGTTGCAAGCTCAGTCGGGACTGTGAAGCCACCTGCTGAGTTTGTGCCTGCTGTTTGTGCGCGGGCTTCACCTTGGCGTAGAACTTGGCGAACTTCGTTGTCTAGTCCGTCAACTCCACCGTTTGAAACCATTTCATAGAAAGCGTGACGGTAGTCAACGATTTCACCGTGATCAATCGCTGGCGCTGAACGCTGCTCGAATGTTGGACGCTTTGAGATGTCTGCTGGTGCGTCTGCCGCACGAAGTGCCGCTTCTGCTTTTTCCAAACGCTCTGCGCGCGCAGATAGTTTGTCATGGTCAGCCATCATTGCATCAAATTCACGCTCGACTTCTGCCGCACGCTCTTCTGGTGTTTCGTCTGTCACTTCAGACAATTTTGCTCGGGCTTCAGTGGCGATGTGCGCCATCTTCTCCCGAAGGTCTTTAATATCAGCCATTTTGGGCCTCCTTTAAGTGCGCTTGCCCAAGGCGCGGGTGATGGGCACTAACAACGGGAGCCGCCGTTATTTCTTTAGCTGCGCCTTCATTCGCAAACGGCGCGCAGCCTGTGACTTTCTAGATTGCTTCCTGTGATCTTCCAAGGAACGCAAACCAATCTCTGTGCCATTGTACGCAGGTGTCGTGACGATGGAAACATCATAAAGCTGTGCTTCCTCAATCATGCGCTTTGGCACTTCTTTGCTATCATCCCACGACTGCCTTGTGGGTACAAAAGCGAAAGACATTTTATCTAGGTCGCCGCGCTTCATTTTCGGAACAATGCTGCGAACGTCTGGATCAGATGCATCAAGCGAGGCTTCCATGTAAAGACCGCGCTCATCTTCTTCTAGCGTCAATGTGCCAGATCGTGTGCGCGCCAGTGGCAAGCCTTCGTGGTTGATTAGAAAGACAACATCGTCGCGACCAATTGCATCCTTAAATGCACCGCGACTGATTTCCTCTGTAAACATACCGCCGATATTGGTTTCTTCACCGAATACCGCCGCATACCCTGAAACACGCACCTCGCCAGATTGTGCCTCACGCACTTCTAGCTTTTGCGCTGGGCGAAACTCGCGCTCCATTTG